TCATTATATATGCCGCTAACTCCGGCTGTGACCTTCTGTAACTTGCCATTCTTGTAATTACCCAGTTGGATCATATTGGCAAGTATCAAACCACCAAGGATATCCACAGATCCATCCTTGATTGCGCTCGCGATATAATTGATTGACTGGAAACCGGCTGTTGCCTTGTCATTGTCAAGAATTGAAGGCTTCCAGTCAGTAGCGATGGTCCCACGCTCTAACTGAAGGTCACAAACGGTTGCGGTACCACTGATAAGAAATATACCACTGCCATTGAAGGTGATCTTATGGGTATATCTCTGATAAGAGGATGTGAGAGGTTGAGAAACACTGAAAGAACCGCACGAAACAGACACAGACGTACCTTTTGCTTTATAACTGATAACATAACTTTCTCCTTTGATTAATGATACGGACTGGGACAAACTACCGATTGCGGCAGAGTACCCGGAGCCGGCAGCACTATCTGCGGATACGGTAGCCACACCCGTCCAATACTTTAATTGCTTGCTATATAATTCGGTATCAGCAGACAATTGAGTATCAGAGGACAATGTCTCACTTTCATAATCCCCGGTAAACCCGGAATTACGCAACAGATTGACACTTCCGACAGCCGCATTGTCTATCGCATCCTTGGCCTCTTGGGCAAGATCTGCGGCCGCCTGTATCTCATCCGGAAGCCCTTCCATGTTACGCCATCCGGTGGAACCCTGCTCGATATGGAACATACCCTTGATATCCACACCTTTATCCTGAGTGTATTCCATGTAAGTGGTCCGGTCCTTATCACCAATGTATGCATCTCCGTACACCTTCATCCGGGCTTTGCCGGTAGATTTGTCAAAATCAAAAGAAATGACATCTTTCCCGGTCAAGGTAAAATCATTAATACCCTGATACATGATGATGGACGGAGAAACTTCGTTCACTGAAGAGAGAATTATCGCCGCCTGTCGGGTGATATCGGTCTTATGGCCTAATCCCACGATATCATCACCTGCCACCGGAACATCGTTCTCGACATTAGGATCACATACGGTCTTGGACAAGTCTATATAGTTCTCACCTACTGCTGTGACCAACCGCCAATAATAGCGGTTGCCGACATGATGAGAAACGCCTGTCTTGATATTGCACTCCTGAGCTATGGCAAGAGATCCCGGAGTAAACTGGTTCTCTATCTCAATTCCATCTTCCTCTTCTTTGAAATAACAACGATAGACATCATCCAACTCATCCACACGGTTGCATTTCATACCTGCATGGGAAATCACCTGCTCGCCACCTACATACGTCTTCTTCTTTACTTCAAGCTCGTCAAAGACAGCCTTAATCTTCACATACAAGCGGTCAACAACGGCTTGTGTCGTACCATCTTCCAATACAGTCCAACCACTACCGTTCTTACCTATCAAAAGACCTTTCAAGAAAGTGATCAGACCGTTGGCGGTGTCTGAAATATCTTTACGAAGGAACATTGCTAATGAGCGTAAAGCAGAGAACACATTACTATTGCTAGGAGCAGTCGAATCATTTGTACGGATTATATAAACCCCTTTTCCACCTCCATTAGTGTACGTCTGACCTTTATAAGTAAGATTGTCAACTTTATTTTCAAGTTCTCCAATTCGTGAATATGCTGTGCTTTCACCTATTGTATATACAGGAGCATCGTAAGGTAAATCAAGCTTTATTTCAAGACCTATAACTCTAGATATCCGACTAGTCTCAAAGAAAGATTTATTGACAAGCTCTATTCTTTGGCCAATGTCAAATGTCCGGCTGATCATGTTTTCTTTTACCCATGATGATGCAAGGGTAGTATTGTATGTACCATCATCAACCATCATCTTTTTTACACAATCCACCGTTTTGTCTCTTAATTCTTGCTCGGCATTTGATACGAGGCCAAGGTCCGTTATCTTCGTACTATCCCAGCCGTAAAGAATGAATTTATCTCCTGTAGTAGGTTTTAATGTTTCATCGGGCAATGTCCTTCCATAATTATCATTGGCAACAATTTCATAGACATCACTTTCAAGTGTTACGCTTCCTAAACTAGTGCCAGCCTTATGAAATGTTACACCGAAATCCATACCATTAAGTAAACCAGACTGGAATACCAATCTAAGTTCTTCTCCATCAATAATATAACTTTCATCAAAGACAAGTCCACTAGTATCGGTTACATAATAAAATGTCTGGGTTACTGTTTCTTGTGTTTCTTCATCTTCTATCGTAGACGTATAACTGCCAACCGTACCAACAACACATTCAGTACGTGGATAGACTTCATCAAGGAATATAATATCTTCAATAGCTTCCTCCTGCGGCATTTCCGTGCCTATATCATAACCTTCTTCACCAATATATACCCTTTTACCATCCTTATACCGATAAGCATCAATATACGGTGTTCCTTCTGGTAACATCAACCGCTTTTGAACAATACCATTTACCACTACTGTTTCATCAACAGGCCGATAGTTGGAAGGAATGTTTCTTGTTGATCCAAAAGCATACACACGTGTAGCATAGGTTCCTTGGCTTTCACTGCGTGGCATTTCTTGGGCTTCTACACCCAGCTCTATCCTAACAGCATCTCCATTCTCACAACGTCCAAATCGGATAATATTATCTTCTACCCACCACTCACAATTCCACGTTTCTGCCATGTTAGTAAGAGCATCCAGCAGGTTGATATTCTCATAAGACATCAACTTAGCTGAATTCTCTACTGACGAATCTATAGAAAAATCGAAATCATTACCCCTGTATTTGTAACCAAGAGCTTGTAAGTTTCGGAGGAACACACCTAATTGCATATCCAATGAGGCAGTAAGGTTCCAAGACGCTTCCTGGCCTGCCACCTCCGGCATGTACTTAAATTTCTTATTTTTCCATTTCCAATAGTAAGCATCAAGACGCAACTCGTAATTATAGCCGCCCGTAGACTGGTCATAAGTAGGTGTCGGCAAATCTACAATTTCATATATCTTTGCGAATTTACCACCTAGGGATTCATCTAATATCCCCGACAAGTCCACATAATCACCCATCTTAAAATTAATAGGAGTTAGGACGTTAAAAGGAAGAGTAATGTAATCCTCCTTACCCAATGAATAACGACCTATCGAACCAACGTTGAAGTCTGTGGAGAAACGAATATCCCCTGATATGTTTTTAATGTCTATTAGTCCCATACGAGTATTGTATAGCTTCATACAATGTTATGTAGCAAATATACAAATAAATTACATGATAGCAATTATATTTAAAGAAAAGATCATGTTGTCCTATCCGCAGGATTAGGCTCCACTAATTTCAAGGAAAAACTAGCGATTCCCCTCATAAACTGTGTAAATTGGTTACATGACAAATAAATTGTCTTATACACAACATTTGGCTGATATTTGCTTCTGATATGCAAAACCCCAGTGGCGAGTTCTTCACAAAAAGAATTATATCTAGCGAAAAACTGATCTTCGCTTTTAGCCGTAAGATTAAATGTAAGTGTAATATTCCTTTCGTCAATCTTAGAATTTGAAGTTATAACTCGCTTACCGTTTTCCAGACGTGACTTGTTTTCTATAAATTCTTTCATCGGTGGTGGTGCCATTAACGCCGACAAAGAAGAAGTATCCATACTTATTCCCCATGTGGTATAAGAATCCTTATCATTTATATAAAATTCTCCTTCCATGTTACATATTTTTAGTATTATCTACTATTTTATCTAATTTCGATCCTAACTCAAGGATAGGCTTTGTGTATTTTACGATATCTTCCAAATAACCGTTAGTAATCACATGCTGATTCAAGATGTTACCCAACGTAGCATTGCCCTCCGTTGAAATAGAAATCAAAGATCCTATGCCGACAACAACATTTATCATCTGGCTCTTTATTTCCTCATTTGAAACCTGCAATGCTGTAAACCTACCGCTTAGTTCTCCTGCATCTTCATGTGTCATTTCAGTGCCAAACCCTCTTGATGAAGAAGATTGGGAATAGGATTCCTGTGAAATCTTGTCATATCCGGTTGCGGCAGCAAGCTCATCACGAAGTTTCATGGCTTCATCCACATACTTCATATATTCATCTTGCAAGGCTTTCCTTTCCTCTTCGGTCAGCTCGTTATCCTCCATGCTGGCACCAAACTTTTCCCACCATTCCTCCAACTTTTCACTGTATAACTCACCAATCTTATTGGAAAGCATGGCACGCATAAAGTATTCTGATATATCTTCCGATGCTGCCTTCGCATCGTATTTCATATCCATAAGATTGTCTACAAAACTATCATACATAGAATCAAATGACATTCCAGTCAGACCCTCGTAAAGTTCATTCGTCAGTTCTTCCAACGTACCAGCTTGATCAATATAGTCATTCAACTTATCAGTCAGACGATCACCGTATCCACCTTTGCCGGTATTCTGAATGGTTTCCCACATATCTACTGTCTCACGGAGCATTTTCATTTCTTCTGGGGTAAGATTCCAGATATCACCATTCCAATCACGACCAATCTTTCCACTCAGACGGTCTATCTGTTCCTGAGAAAAACCGCCCCAATAATAATTCCAACTATGATGAGAACCAGAATAACGTGCTTGTTCCTGCGCTATACGCTTATAATTATCAATAGTTTCTTTTTGATACTTATAAGCATCCCGGTATGCGGCAACAGACTGCGTTCCCTTGCTTGCCTTCATTTCGTCAGTCAAGTCTTCAATGGCAGTTTGTAACGTTTCGTTACGGTCTGTCAATCTGTTGATAGCTTCCTCGACCTCTTTTTTATTACCGCCAATACCAAACAAAGAATTAAAACCACCGAAAGAAATCGCATTAAGGATATTACCTATTCCATTTTTCAATGAATTCCCAATTGTAACAAACAAGTCTCCAGACAAAACATCACTGATAATCCCACTGACCGCATTTAGAACAGCATCAAGCAGACCACCGACAAGATCACTCAATCCGTCTTTGAGTACGTCAATAATAGACAAAATCCATCCGACAATGGGAACTTCTTGAAGCGATTCCGATGTCTTACCTATGACGTCCTTGAATCCGTTCACGGTTTTGATAATTCCACTATATGCGTTATACAACCCTCCGGATGAAATCTGCTGCAAGCCTCCCAACAAATTTTCCATACTTGTTTTCAGTCTGGTGGCGGTATCAGTCATATTACGCTGGGCCTGATTGGCGATATCAGTCTGTGTCTTTACATTGGCGGATGCAATGTCAGCATTCTGCTGCGCTGTTTCAAGAGCGTTTGCAGCGGCTTGTTTCTCACTTTCCGTTCCGTCCTTCTGTGCCTTGGCGTAGTCTTCTTGCGCCTTTTGAAGTTTCTCCAAGGCATCCGTTTCGATTCCTACGGCATTGATACGGTTTTGCTCGGCTCTATGATAGGCTTTTACATCCTCTCCAAGTTTCTTGAAGTTGACTCCACTTGTACCACCCAAAGACTTTTCCATCTGACTGATGGCGTCAATCAATGATTTCTGACTTGCCTGATCGGAGTTTTTGAACTTGTCGGTTTGGATGTACTTTTTAGCTTCGTCCAAGGCAGGCTTTACCATGTCGGAAAACATGGAACCAAACTCACCAAACACAGTAACCCAATCTATATTGGCTTTTATGGCTTCCGTTTCCTTGTTCTGTATGGCAACATCACGTTGTTTCTCCAGCAACTTTACTTGTGCACTATTAGCACCGCTTTCTTCCTGTGCTTTCCTTATTTTTTCCGAATACTCTTGGGCGATAGCCAATTTCTGTTGCTGAAACGTGCCATATTCTTTCAAGTAATCGTTCAAAGCCTGTTGTTCGGCTTTAAGTTGCTCCTTGGTTACATTAGTAATATCTTTATCCCTCATGCTTTCGGCATTGGCATAAGCTTCCGAGATTTCCCGTACCTGCTTGTCGGTCAACTTGCCATTACCGGCTTTGCTCCATTCTTCCTCCTGTTTTCTTATCGCATCAATCTGTTTCTGATAATCAAGGTCAATCTGTTTCAACTTCTTTTCCGTGCCTTCTCTCATCAGGTTGATTTCATCCTGTTGGTTCTGACGGTGAAGTGAAAGAAGTTGCCCGTCCAGCTTTTCCTGATTTTCTTTTTGCTTTTTTGCTAGATTTTCCTGTCTGGTCAGTGCGCTTCCGGTTACTCCGCCTAGCTCCTTGTATGTCTTTTCGGATGCCTCCATCTTATCTTTGGCTTCTTTCACCTGTTTCGATGTAGCCGTCTGATCTTTGATTAATGCCTCATACCCTTTTTTCGCTTTCTCCCATTCGACTTTAGCATTTGCCAAATCTTCCTGATATGTAGTTTTATTTTTTTCTTCATCAATACGTGACTGTTTCTTGGATTTTGCCGTATCAATCAGTGTCTGTATATCTTTTACATCATAAATTGCTTCATCAGACAATGAACCTTTTACGTCAATAGGTAATCGTAACTTGATTTTTCCATTTTCCCCCTTACCTTTGATACGCTTTTCAAGTTCTGCAATGTAACGGTCAAACTTGCTTATATCAATATTGTTTAGTCCTGATATGAACTGCTCGGAAATGCCTTTGCCTTTTTCTTGTAATAAAACATCCCTATCAGCACGCAAATCTTTCAATTTCTTCACATACCCATCAATTCCTTGTTGCCCAGACAAGGATTTAAGAAGATTCTCGTAATACTTAATTTCTGCTTCGATGTCTGAAAGTTCTTTTTCCTGCTTTTCTCCGGCGCGTTTTGTATCTTCTGCTGCAATCTGTTGTTTCAGTTTGAGAATATCAGCCAATTTGATACTTTCTATATCATACTGTTCGAATATTTTAGGATATTCTTTACGTAATTCTGCAAGACTTTGCCCACGTTGCAAATCAGACAAAGCAATGTCACGGGAGCTTTGAACAAGAGAATCAATCTTTTGTTTATGTTCCTGTTCTAATTTTTGCGCTTCTTCCTGCTTTTTATTGAAACGGTCCAATGCTTTTTCTGATTCTGTTGTGGAATCATGAAATGTCCACATTGCAGCTCCAAGCCCTACAACAGCAGTTGCCAATAACACATACGGATTAGTAAGCATGACAGCGTTCAAAGCTTTTTGTGCTGTTGTCTGCAAGACCAGCCATCCGTAGTGGGCACGTTCGGCAATAGTTAGAGCGGCAATACCTGAAGCTTGTAAAGCTTGCAAAGCCGTGACTGTCATCACAGCCACTTTATATACGCCATAAGTTGCTACAAGACCAACAAGAACTTTTCCCACTTTCTCATAATTCTCAACCAAATAAGAAACACCGGACAGAGCTTCGTTTATAATTCCTTCATTGGCTTTCCCTATCTCATTGAACATGGTGGAAACAGCATCCTCTATATTAGAAATTTGCCCAGTGATTGTCTTGGACTGTTCTTGCATAAGGTTGTAGAACATTCCTCCCTCATTTGTAAGGTTTTGGATGACTTTCTGGACTTCCGGGAATCCCACTTTCCCTGCTTCAACTAGCCCTCTTACCTCATTTTCTGCTACTCCGAATACTTTTGCCAATTCGCGAATCATAGGAATACCACGACCTGTAAACTGATTTAAATCTGCGGTATATAACCGTCCTTGCGTCATGGTAGTACCATACAAATACACAATATCACCAAGTGGCTGAGAAAGGCCGGCGGCTATGTTTCCAAGACGTATCAAGTCGTCATTTACGTTTTCAACATTTTCTCCATAAGCAAGAAGTTGTTTAGCTCCATTTGCTACGCCTTGAAGGTCAAAAGGAGTGGTAGCAGCCGTTTTTACCAATTGCTGCATGAGGGCATTCGCCTTATCCTCACTGCCAAGCATTGTCTTAAATGCAACTTCCAATTGTTGGAATTCTCCTCGGACTTGTGCAATATTTGAAATTAATTCTTTTGCAGTAAAACCAGCTCCGAATGCTGCGGCAGCTCTAGTCATACGGTTAAACAGTTCTTCAATACCTAAACCGCTTTGCTCTATTTGCTTGGACGTGTTTTTTACACCATTCTCTACTTCACGAAGTCTACGTAAGAAATTAGAATTATCACCTGTAATGTCAAAATGTATTCCAGCCATAGGTCTTTTCGATAGAAATAGTTCCGTGCAACATCACACGGCATTGCAAATATAACAATAAAATGACATAGTTGGAGCCACAAAACATACAAAATATATTCAACGGTTTATTTTTCCCATCTTTAATTT